CTGAGTCCTTTGGTCTTCCTGCTACTGCTGATCTTATGTTTGCCCTTATTAGCACTGAAGAGTTGGAGGGGTTGGGACAGATACTAGTAAAACAACTTAAGAATCGTTATAATGATCCTACTATTCATAAGCGTTTTGTGATTGGTATTGATCGTGCAAAAATGCGTCTTTATGACTGCGAACAATCTGCTCAACAAGATATCCTTGACAACGGAAAGGACGAAGAGTATGATTATGAAGAAAGAAAACCTAAAAAATCATTCGAAGGATTTAAATTCTAATATGACTATTGATCTTAATAAGTATGTTGAGTTTGTCAATACAACCACATCAAAACCTAGTAAAGAACATACGCCCTTCATTGATCGCCTCCTGGAACTTCGTGAGAACGAATTCCCTACTGAGCGATTGCTTACTGCTGCTGTAGGAATGTCTGCTGAAGCAGGTGAGTTTACTGAGATTGTAAAAAAGATTGTCTTTCAAGGTAAACCTGTAAATCAAGAAAATCTTTTTCACCTAAAGCGTGAACTTGGAGACATTATGTGGTATGTTTCTCAGGCGTGTCTTGGACTTGATATTTCACTTGAAGAAGTAATCCAAATGAACTTCGAGAAACTGAGTGCTCGTTATCCTGAAGGTGCATTTAGTATTGAGCGTTCTGAAAATCGTGTGGAGGGAGACCTGTGACTAAAGAAAAACAAGTAACAATTAAAATGGATCCTCGTAGTGCAGCAGCAGTCCGTCAAGTTCTGTTTGATGCACAAAAAGGATACACTTATGATGAAGTAAGTGTTCCCCCTCGCATTTCTGATATTCGTTCAGTTATTCAAAGTATTGATGATAGTATTGGTGCAGTTCTTGGTGTTGAATAAATACTTAGAAGGGTAAAATTAGAATTATTTTAGTTTATAAATAACTAAAAAAGTATTTGTAAAAAAATGGATTCGAACATTCTTAGAGGCGCAGAACTTTCTTATTATGCAATCTACGACCAAAATCTTCGTGAAGAGATGGAAGAGTGTGGAATGTTGAGTGAAGATAGAGACGGATATGGTGATGACTCTAAATTTAAGCAAGACACCGACGCAAAATCATTTAGACCTGGAAAGGATGTTCCAAAGGTCAAGAAGTTCGGAAGAATTTCTAGAGCAATGCCTGCAAGTATCAGTGGCCACGCAACTAGAACTATCTCTGCAAATACTAGAGCAGCTGGTGAAGATCCAGGAGCACCTAGATCGCAAAAGATTGCAAGAACTACAAAACTAGTTAAAACCAAAACTGGTTGGAAAAAGGTACAAGCAGAAGAACTTGATGCTTATGATATCATTCTTATGCACCTTCTCGATGAAGGATATGCACCAAATCCAGATGCAGCAGAAGCAATTATGGTAAATATGAGTGAGCAGTGGATTGAAAGTATTCTTGGTTGATATAAATTAAATTTATTTTATCCTCTCTTTCTAAATAAAAGAAAGAGGGGATTTTTTTATGGCTCTTCCTTCAGCAGAAATATTAAATGAAACTATGTGGGTTGTTTATTATTTTGTTGCTAAAAAATCACCCAATTTTATTGTTAGGGGAACAAATATTGATGAAAATTTTATGGTAAATCTTTTTGAATCAAAGAAAAAAATATCTGGATTTTTAAAAGACTTTGGTTTATCTGATAAATTAAAGGGGTTGAGTTATGAAATATCCAATATAGATTCTAAAATGAATGTAGATGATGCGAAAAAATTTTTTGTAAAAAATAAATGGCACGAAGCATTAAAATCGCAAGTATTGAATTTAATCAATAATCCAAAAATATCTTTCATCAATAATTTAAAAGTAGTAAGGCAAACCGATTTTTACAAAAAAAGTGAGATTGATAAATTTTTAAAAAAAGTTTGGAATATTTTTTCTTTTACAGGAACATATGATAGGTGGAATCCATCTGATGTTTGGTTTTATGATGAATCTGCAATAAAGGAAATAAAGGATTATATTAAATTGTCTTCAGTGAATAGATCTGAGACATCTTTATTGCAAATTAGAGTTAGAAAAAATTTAGCTTTAAATGATATCATAGGTTTAAATAAACTTATGATGAAACTTTACAATGAAAAGAAATTGGCTCCGATATCTCTTAAAAAAGCAACTTTATCTAGAGGTAGTTATTCCGCAAGAATTGGTTTGGTAAATATACCTCAAACTAAGGAAGGAAAACCGACTCCACCAAAAGTTCTTAATAAACGAAATCCTATAAAATCATATGGATCTACTTTTGTTTCTGGTGGTGTAGCAGGATCTGGTGTAAAAGACCTTCAGTATGATATTGAAATTGACGTAGCAACAATGGATATGAATGGCAATGTAAATTTTAAAAGAGAAAGAGATTCCATAGTCTATAATCCTAAGGGTGGATTAGTTGTTAAAAAAGAATCTCAATTTAAGGAAGCACAAGGAGGTTCTTTAGGAATAACTGACGCAAATAAAATTTTATATACGGCAAATGGAAGTAGAGAAATTAAAAAAATAAGAAGAGATGTATTCAAACAACCTCTTTCAAGTGATTTGGTTAGTGGTGGTAAAATGATAGGAAAAAATTATGAAGACAAATTAAAAAATTCATTTGAATATATTGATAAAATGTCGAATGAAATTGATGGATCTACAAAGAATAAGAAAATGACATTTGCTTCATCTTCTGCAGTAAATGAAAAATATTTGAAGGATCAAAAAGTTTATGTAGAGGCACAGAATAAACTTGAGATTGCTCTTGCGATAGAAAAATCTGGAGTTGGGGATGAAATTATTTTAGATTTATGGTCTGCTATAACCAGTAAAGGAATAACAAATAGAAGAGATTATGAAAGACTAGTTGAGAGAATTGGTTGGGGACTTCACAATAAATCAAAGAAAAAGGGACAAAAGAGATTAACTCAAGAACAAGCAGATGAATTAGCAAAACAATCTCTTAGTGCAACAATAATGGGAAGTCAATCTAAAGTTCCTTCATCATTCCACATAAAATTATATTAATAAATAGTTAGAAAACTATAAGATGAAGAAGTTTTCTCAATTTATATTAGAAGCAAAAGAAACAAGAGCATCCGAACAAGCTAAAAAACTTGGTTTGGTTGGAGATGGTCATGGAGATTGGTATAACACTCAAGGAGAGTTTGTTGCTAAAACTGTGAAGGGAAAACTTGAGTTTTTTAATAAAGGACAAAGAGTAGGTCAAAGAGATATTCCACCAAAACCAGGACAAACTGCGTCTTCTCCTGGTTTACAACAAACTCAACAAGCACCCACTCAACAAATGCAAGTTCCTCAAGTAGGAGCGCAGCAAGCACAAGATCTTCCTGGAGAGGATGAATTTTTAACCGTTGTATTTGGATACTTCAATCCTCCAACAAAAGAACACAAAAAATTATTTTCAACAGCAGAAAGAGTATCTTTGGGTGGAGAAATTAGAATCTATCCATCAAGAACTCAAGATTCTAAAAAAAATCCATTAAACCCGAATAGAAAAATATATTATTTAAAAATGATGTATCCAAAAATTAAAGAGGATATTGTGAATAATCCTGAGATGAAAACAATATTTGATGTTTTAATGGCAGCAAATGAGGATGGATATGTGAATGTTAATATTGTTGTTGGATCTGATAGACAATCGGAAGTTCAGAATTTAGCAAACAAATATAATGGCAAATTCTATCAGTTTAATGAAATAAGAGTAGTTCCTACTGGAAATTTTGATGCAGATAGAAATTCTGCTGGAATTTCTTCTGGAATGTTGAGGAAAGCAGCAGCAGAAAATAACTTCCAAGAATTTAGCAGAGGAATTCCTAAGTCTATTGATGAAACAGATTCAAAACGTCTGTTTGATGAAATCAGAAAAGCAATGGGATTTAAAACAAACGCAAAAGAAAATTATGAATTATGGCAAATTTCTCCAGATTTAGACTATAAAAATTTAAGAGAAAACTACATACAAAATAAAATTTATAAAATAAATGATGTTGTAGAAAATATGAATACTGGGTTAGTCGGAAAAGTTATTCGTAGAGGAACAAATTATTTAATTTGTGTTACTGAAGATGATGTAATGTTTAAATCTTGGATTAAAGATATAACAGAATATACAGAAGTTAAGATGAATAATATGTATAGAGAACCTGGAAAACCAAATACACTTTCTGGAACAACTGGATACTTAAAGTATGCAATTAAACAAACTCCAGGATCTACTTTGGGTAAGAAAAATATTCAGTCTGGGGGTAATTCTTTTTTGGACAAATTTATAAATAAGTATAAGAAAGAAAAAGTACGTGCTTAGTTAAAATGTCTATCAACCCACTGAACGATATTTCAAAAGTATATTTACAAAATGTTTGTGAAGCATTAGATCCTGTAGGAAAAGAAGATCCTGATATTGATAATGATGGACTCCCAAATACAAAAAAAGATAAGTATCTATTAAATCGTAGAAAAGTTCGTGGTGCTGCAATTGCAAACAAAGGTTCAGTTAAAGAGGGTCTAATTGGTAATCAAGATAAAATTGATGTCGCTGCACCTTATGGAAAATTAACGTCTGCTGACTTTAAAGAACTTCGTAAAAGTAAAAAAAAGATTGCCAAAGAACAATATTCAAACTGGAGAGAAGAACTTGTAGAAGTTGTTGATAAAATTGATTCAAAAAAAGATCAAGATCCTAAAATTGTAGAAAAGGAAGTAAATAATACAATCAAAATTAATCCAAATCTGAATTTGGGAGAAGCAATACAAAATATTGGGGGAACTCTTCTTGAGATGGTTGAGATTGATGAAGTTGATTATATTGTGGAGAGTGTTTATGATGAATTACTCGATGAAGGATACGAGGAGTATGATATTGAAGAGGCACTTGAGTATGCATTAACTGAAGCAAAAGTAACTTTTGGGCACGATACTCCAACAGGACAAAAGAAAAAAGGTAATCTTTTACAGGCAGTTGGTAGATTGGCGAGACAAAAACTTTCTAGTAAAGTTCGTGGTGCTAAAAGTGCTGCTACTGGTGCTATTGCTTCTGGAGCAAGAAAGGTTGCTAAAGGTGCATTAGGTGTTGCTCGTAAAATGGAAGGAGACAAAAAACCAAGTGCTGTTCAAACTAGAGAAAGAAAAGCATCAACATATCGTGGTGCTGGAGTAGGACAAAAAGAACGAGTAAGTAGTGGACCTTATACTCCACCATCAACTCCAAAACCAAAACCAAAAGCACAATCTCAAAAATCTCCAGATCCTTGGGGAGAACCAACAACTCCACCTAAAAAATCATCAACAAAACTTCAAGCAAAAACTACAACAGTTGCATCAAAACAATTAAATAAAAAGCAACAACAAGCAGCTATGAGAGCTGTTCGCAGAAATCCAAATATTTCTAAAACGGATTTGGATAGAATTACTTCTTCAATAGATGAAGCGCACTATAGTTTAGCAACTGGAAGAGTTGAACCAGGAAAACCCGGTGATTCACACACTAAGGCGATTAGAGATTTGGCAGCAAAAGCAATAACTAAAAAGAAAACTAGAAAACCAGTGGGAACAACCCGTAGAGGAGGTTCTTTTAAACCATCTTCTCCAGAAGAAGCAAAACAACTTAAACAATCTTGGTCAGATTATTGGAGTTCTGCTGCAAAAGGATATAAAGAACAATATGAAATTCTTGAGAAAGCAGAAAGTGAGCAACAACAGAAAATTTTTGGACTCGCTCTTTCAGTAAAGAGAGGACAAACTTCAAGAGATAAAGTGAGCGATAAAGTTCTCAAGATTGTTGATGGGATGAGTGAAAAGAAAATACGTGATTTTGCTAAAACGTCTCATAAGGGTCTTCCTCATAAAGTCGAAACAAAAGAAGAAGCAATAAGACAAGAGATTATTGCAAGAATGGTAGACAAGATTGAAGAACAAATTATTGATGAGGCAAAACTTCCTAGATCTGAAAAAAAGTCTAAGAAAGCAGAAAAACTTGCTGGACCTAAAAACCCAAAGCATGTAGTGCAGCTTGACTTGGATCAAGCTGCACTAAGAGAAGTTGGATCCAAAAGATTAACAGATCCAAAAACTGGAAAAAAGAAAACAACAAAAGTTGAACCTGCGAAAATTAATGTTAAAGGTGAGGGAGGTAATGTTGTAAGGACAGTATCTACTGGGGATTTTCATAAAGAAAAATTAGGAAAAGGTGAAACTATGGATTTCTCTCCATTGAGAGATCCCAAAAAATTTACTAAAACAACTAAAGCAAACAAGAACGTAATTAATAAAGCAAGAGGTGCAGTTGTAGAGCCTAACACTGCTAGAGGTGCATTTAGAAGTGAAGAAGTTTCTTTAGAAGAAAAGGTTGATAACAAAAGTGTTATTCAGCATTTAAAAAATATTGGATATAATCGCAAACGTGGAATGACTATAAAACCAGGACATTTTACTGGTGATATGCCAGGGTCAGGTTCTCCTGGAAAAAAGTTGATTGCAACTAAGCGCGATATTAAAAAATATCAACCACAAAAAATGTCTCATATTGATGATGATCCTAAAAATTTAGAGCCATTAGAAAAGCATAGAAAATCTACACAAGGTAAAAAAGGAGAAACAAGGGGCAGTGATCCAAAAATTTCCACTCAACTTGTTGGTCCTTTTAGAAAAAGGGGCGAGAGTAGATCTGAACCAAGAGAGCACGGTAGGGTCAGAAGATACAGTGGAGTTAGAGAACCAGGAAATACACCTTCCCCAAAAACAACCAAACAAATTCAAAGAGCACGTAAAACTGCAAGAAAGGGAATGGGTGAAGAGGTAGAAACTACAGCGACTCAAAATAATCAGATAGATAAACAACAGAAAAAAACTCAACAACAGCAAGATAAAGTGAGACAACAAGAAGTTCAAATCCTTCAAAGAAAACTTCAAGCATTAAAATCCGCTCCAAAAGGAATTGATCCTTCTATTACAGCTTGAATTACTAAATAAGAAAGGATACTCTTTATAGGAGGCAACATTATGGGAGCACTAGTAGAAATAGTAAAACCATTATTATTTGCAGCATTGAATTCTTGTCATACAAAGCGTCTAGTTGTTGAATTGCTTGATCGTTATGTAAAAACAACTGACAATGATATTGATAATGTAATCGCTGCAACTGTAAGAACAGCACTTCTTAAGAACTGTTGAATTAAGTTAAAAAAATAATTATAGGAGACCGAATCTAAGGTCTCCTATTTTTATAAATATTCATAGCAAATATTTTTTTACGGAAGAAAGACATGGCACTCTGGGGAAATAATGATGCTAAAGGATCTGGCGGAACAGTATCTTTGGATTATGATACCCTTATTGTAACTGGTAGCGGAACAACCTTTGGTCAAGTTGGCGCAGCTGCAACTGGGGATGTAATCAGATTTGGAAATAGAACAGGAACCTACTACGGTGACGCTGTAATTGTTGGCATTGCAAGCACCACTCAATTATCTATTGGTAGAACTTGTGGATTAAGTGGTGCTTCTATTTCTGGAGTTCAATTTGATATTAGCGAACTTCCTAAGTATACTATTAAAGATAAAAGATATCAGCAAATTTTTACCGATCCTACTGAAACAACAACTGCTGTAATTACAACAGCAGCTGCTACTGCAGGTGTTGGGACAAATATTGTTGCTCTTGCCAGCACAATTGGAATTATTGGAGGAGACACTTTAGTCAGCGGTTCTGTTTCTAAAGTTGTTACCTCTATTGGCGCTACAACAGTTTCTCTTGCATCTACAATTGCTTCCGCTATAACTTCTGGCGATGTTGTTAAC